TATAACCATACATATGAGTTTCCCCATATCCATACAACTCTTTCGATATTGTATTTGGTACTAAAGACTTCACAGGAGTTCCCCGGAGTTTGAATGCATTGCCGTCCACTACGACGACTTGCCATGAATTTTGTCATGACACCGGCTAAGTTAACCGTGACGTGAACACATTTTATCACCAATGACTGGTATTCTTTCAGATCTAACTCTAATTTTTTTCATTTCATAACCTTCGACATTATAAATATCAGAATAGACCTTATCTATCACACCAGGAACATGTTGTTTATAAGATTCACTATTATCCTTATAAATCTTTCTGCTATTGGCTGTTGGTTGAACTGGAGAAACTTTACCAATAATGAAATCTCCATTTACAACAGTAGTTTCTTCCGGAATAAATCCTTTTTCATTTAACTTGTCATATGACCCTTGTTTCATTCCAGAAACTTTTGTTGGATCTGGTTTCATGAAAATATCATCTTGAGATGTCGATTGATTTTTCTTGATGATCGAAACATATTTATTAAATGATGTTGTTCTAAATAGACCACGTTCAATCGCAGATTTATTAACAACAATCGAATCTTCCTGATTTAGACCTGTATAACAAGCAATTGCGACAATTGCATTTTCTCCAGGACTTAAAATATCATTATACATGTATTTACTTGTTCTTGTATTTACTAATGGTTTCTGAGGATGATATAGTATGTAACTGGTATCTAATCTGAAACGATAATTGGAAATATATATACACATAGCTTGTCTTCCTTGTGCATACTGGAAGATATTTCTCGGACCCTGATTGTGTTCTGGGAAAGGAATATTTGTTGCAATCAAACCAAGTAATAATGATGGATGAATTTCACTATGTGAATATTTCACAAATGTTAGATTTCCATAACGATTTGTTTTATCAACAGTATGTTGTGTTTTCGCAATTACTTTCGATTCTGTTTCATGATGTTTCATATTATAAATATCTTCAACACATGAAGCAATCATTGAATATGCTTGTTCTTCAGAATCAATATTTTCAATCACTCCTGGATTTCTTTGCATAAATTCTGACCATGATGTTATCATTGTTTCACTTCTTGTTTTATTAGGTGAAATCATTTTAATGTGATTCTTTGTTAATAGTAGATCATTATTTTTGACTCTAATAACTGGTCTGTATAATCTACCTGTGTCACAATAAACTTTCAATTCATTGGCTTCATCATCGTATATGATACTACTTGTTGATTCGATACCGCCATTATATTTTAATTCTTTCATTTCTGAAAATAGTTTGTACGCCATTTCATTATTAACAACACCCATCCAATCACCATTGAAGAAAATTTTAGTATAATCTAACATTTGTGATGGATGAATATCTGTTAATTTCTTAATCCTACCATTTAAGATTTGACGAATAATTTGATATTGTGATAATGATGAAACTGTTACACTTCCTATAATTGTTAAATGCTTCACTAGACCTACTTTAGCATGTTCTGGTGTCTCTACGCAATTATGAACAACAATACCATTTGCAATAAAACTATGATTGTTTGATACTGTTGTAAAATCATAAACATCTTCTATTGTGTCATCTTCGATTTTTATTATTGAATTTAATATTTTATCATCGGCAATATAATATTTTGATAGAAATTCTTCGTAACTCATAATATCAACACATTTTGCTTGTGGTATAAAACCTTTTCTATGATTTTCAATAATTCTCTTAATTACACTATAGTTGATTTTTGTTTCTTCACATATATCATGAATTTTTTTATTCATTTGATAAAGTTCAACGATTTTTTCATATTCTTTTTCTTTCAATGAAATAATATAACGCTTATATTTGAGATATTCGATAATTGATGCTGATTTTCTTTGTTTTTCAGAACAATATCTATATCCGATTAAATTACAATACTTTTCCATATTTTTAAGTGATTGGTCAAATATTATTTCAACTTTATATTTTTCTTCAGATGGTCTTACTTCGACATTACTATTAATTCCAAATTCTAAAAACATATTTGAAATTGTTTTCATGTATTCGATAGTATCATTTTTAAATTCTTCTGTTGTAGTTTGAGAGGTCGGTGGTAATCTGATTTTATTTGTCTTATTTTCAGTCCAAATACCTAATCTACATCCATCACCTCCTTGGAATGAACTTAAAAATTCTTGTTTGATTCTTGAATTGGCATTTAATAACCAATCTGGTAAAACACGTTGCATATTTGTTTTTCTACCTATAAATCCACCCATATATGCTAAATAATACGCAAATGCTCCATTTTTGCTTACATTATATGTATTATAAATTGTCTTTTTTCCATGTTCTTTATTAATATGAGTTGTCATTCTTTGACGTATTTTAGGTGCATCAAATCCCAATTTAATAATATCATTAACAATTTGAAATGCATCTGTATCTTCACCGACACAAAATTCACAATCATAATATTTCTGATTTTGTCTAATACCTATATGACCATCAGTTATACTAGCACCCAATAAACGAGCTGTTATTTCTAATTTGTATTGATTAATAGATTTATTAATTAAACCAATTTCCAATAATTCATTTACATATTGTTTATCAATATCTATAGATTTAATAATAACTTCTGTTTTTTTATCAATTGGTAAATAATCTTGTAAATGTTTGATAATTACATTATCAGATAATTTAAGATTATCTGCACGAGACCATACATTACCATCATTAGTTTGAATTAAAATAGGATGTTCTGGTGTACATTTAATAGTTCTTCCAGTCATTGTAGTTAATTTAATAATTTTTTCTGGTTGTTTCTTGAAGAAACTATGAATTTGTGATATTTCTTCTTCTAATGTTTCAGGATTAATTGTAAGTATCGAATCTGCATTAGTAATATCTCTAATCTTCTTTCGCGTTATCCTATCACTCATTATAATTTCAGTATCACCAACAACACAGCACAAATTTGCATTTTGTGTGGCATGTAGATGTCTGGGATGAGTTAATTTACTACTAGAAGCATCATTGCTTGGAGAATCAATTCGTCTGAAGAATTCAATAGCTTGTAAATATGTTAGTCTTTGCAATACTTGCGCAACTCCTTTTTTAACACCCCATGCTCCAGTTAATAGAGCAGCATTTAAACCTTGTTCAATAGTATTTGGTCTGATTTGATTAATAATATTAATTGGATTTTCATCATTTGTATTCCTCTTCTTAAAATATTTATTACATTCATTAATCATCTTGCGGAAAAATTGTCTAAACAATTCATCCATCAGATTACCAACTAAATCGACACGTTTGTTTAAATAACTATCTCTGTCATCTGGTAGAACTCTACCAAGTGCGCAATTTAATAGTCTATTAATCATGTATCCAATATAATATGCTTTGGCTTGTTTTCCTCCAGTAATATGGAATAGGAAATTGTTTTCTAATAGATGCTCTAAATGTAATCTTTTTTGCTTTTGTCTTACGTCTTTATCTGTTTCAGAATATTTACGAACAACACGAATTTTACCAGCTAAATAATTAATTGCATCGTATTGAGTTTTAATTTGAGTACCTTTTTCATCAGTTGACATACGAATAGTTTTAATAATCATATCAATCATATCAGTATCATTTTTATCGTATACAATATAATCAATAATTTCTTTATCTGATTCAATGCCTAAAGCTCTGAACAATATCATAATTGGAAATTCAATAAGAATTGGTGCTCTCAATGTTAGTAATCCATTATTCTTCAAATTGATTGTCATCACTTGCATTTGTCCGTTCATTTTTGGTGAACGTGAATTTACTTGAACAACGTGTATTTGAGAATTGGAATCTTTCTTGATGAAAACGAGTGGTTTATTTTCACACATTCTTTCTTGTGAAATAACAACTTTCTCATTTCCTCCAATAATGAAATAACATCCTGGATCGTATTCACATTCATTTGCATCATAATCTTTCTTCAAATTCAAAGAACAATACTTCGAACGAATCATGATTGGAATAGTTGCAATTGGAACATTATCTTCCGGATTTCCGATTACTCTTTTGCTTTTTACTTGTTTGGTATAAATATCACTAATTTCCTGAACTTGCGTAACACGAGCAATTAATTTTGCTGAATAAGTTAAATTATTTTCACGCGCATCAGAAGGAAACATATATTGTCCATCAGCACCCATAACTGGAGGACGAATAGAAATTTTATCAAATTCGAATTTATATTTGATACTTTCATCTTTCGTTATTTTCTCGAAAAATGTATTATCTCCATTTGTTAAAAAGTTTTTAATATCATCGTCAATAAATTTATTAAATGAGTTGAAATTATGAACATACATAACATTCTTTTTGTAGAAATATAAATCAGCCAAATTAAACAATTCATCAACTGTTAAAATTTCGTTATTTTTATCAATGGTTGTTTTAGTTAAATTCTGCATTTCTATAGAATGTTTTATATCTTTTACCGACATTTTATATAAAATAAATATCAATTTTTTTATATATTTTAGGTATTAAAATATATATAATAAATCAAAATTAATTAGTTTTCTTACCAAATAATAGGGTAAATTTATTCATAAAAGTATTAACATTTTCTTTTTGTTCTTCTTTCCGTCCAGACATTGTTTGAGTGATAATATTAGTACCAATACTCAGAAGGTTATCTAATTCATTATTAATTCTTTGAAATGTTTCATCATCAGATTCCATAAAATCATCAATTCGTTCAGTTACGTCCTGAACTGTAACCGGAACAACCATTGGTTGTTTTTGGATTTTAGATATAACATACAACATTACCGTCTCAATCAATTTGGAAGAAATATCTCCCATTGTCATAATCACTGAAATCATTGTATTGATTTTATATGCTATTATCAACTCTTGAAGTTTTTTTACATATGTTGTATCATGAATTCTATTATAAATAAAACTAGTTGTTATTGGAATATATTTATGATTGATATACATTACATTTAATAATGTTATATACATTGACATTTCCATTCCGAAAAGGAAATAATTAGTCATTGTGATAAATGACATTAAACGATATTGATTAAAATTATATACCATGTTTAAACAAATATACATATATGCTACTATTTCAATTCCTGCTGTTATCATTTAATATATTCACTTTTTATTTTTTTATATCATTTCAGAACAATTGCCAAATGATTGGTTCTTTGTGATGTTTAATTAAATAATCATTAATTTGTTGAAAATGATTAACTTGAACAAAAGGTGGATAATTTTTCAAAGGAGAATGACACGATAAACCAGATGGATGAGATGAAATAATAATATGATGTTTATCACAATCAATTAATTTAATTTTTTCCAGAGCAGGAGAACCCCATAAGACAAATACTAAATTTTCTTTCTCATTCGATAAAAATTTAATAATTCGATCAGTAATTGGTTTCCAAACAGTAGTATGACTATTTGGTTCTCTTTCTCTAACTGTTAATGATGTATTCAAAAGTAAGCAACCTTGACTAGCCCAAAATTGTAAATTACCATGTGGTTGTTTATTTGAAATAACATTATTTGCAACTTGATTTTTAAAAATATTTTCCAGAGAACATGGTGTTTTAATTCCAAGTGGTACTGAAAAAGATAATCCCATCGCTTGAGGAATATTTTGATTATTAATAACATCAGCATTTGCATATGGATCCTGACCAATCAACACCACTTTCACTTTATCTACATCACATGAATTGAAAGCATTGAATACTAATCGCGGATATGGATAAATATCATTACCATTTTTAATTTCATCATTCAAAATATTTTCTACTTTTTGGAATAAATTTCTTTCTTTCAAATCATCAAAATAGTTTTTCCATTTATTGTAAATTGGAAAATTATCAAAATGAACTCCAGTTGGATATACTTCATTCCATGATTTGTAATTATACTGATTAATATTTATCATTTGTTTTTAATCAATTATTAATTTATTATTATTATTATATTGAATTTTCATTTTTTTACAACAGTGCGTTAAAAAATTGATTTTTTTATTATATGTCAAATATCATTATGAATAAATTAATGAATAAACTAAAACATTTAACAGATTTAAACTGCTTGTCAGAAACTGACATTGAATTTTTAACATGTCAAAATTCAATGAATAATTCAACACCGAATTTTTTAGGTGGTGTAAAAACAGTTATTTCTGTTCCAGATACAGAAAAATTCAAATGTTCTTTTTGCAATGAATCTGATTCTATTTTTAAGGATTCTTTTGCTGGAACTGTAATATGTACAAATTGTGGTCATGTTATTGATTCATCAACTTTTGATCATGGTCCAGAATGGAAAACGTATGACGATGGTGGTGTGACAAATAATAGATGTGGTATGCCAACGAATTCATTACTACCACAATCTTCATTGGGAACAACTATATCGAATAGTTGTAATTATCGTTTGAAGACATTACATAATTGGGGAATTATGCCGCCAAAAGAAAGAAGTTTAAATACTGACTTAAATAAAATTAAAAAAATATGTCATGATGCGAAATTATTAAATTGTATTGAAGATGATGCAAAATTATTATATAAAATTGCCAGTGATTGTAAAGGAGAAGATAATAAAAATAATCTAATTATCAGAGGTTCTAATCGTGTTGGCTTAATGGCTGCATGTATATTTTATGCTTGTAAAAGAAGAGGTTATGCCAAGAATCATAAAGAAATTGCTAAATTATGTGAATTAACACCATCTCAAATTAATAAAGGTTGTAAAAAATTTATTCAATGTGTTAAATACAAAAATATTGACTATAATACCAATATCAGTCATCCAGTTAATTATATAAAACAATTTTGTGAAAAATTAAATATTCATAAAAAATTTATTAATGATATTACAGATATTACAGAAAAAGTTACAAAAATAAATATCATACCTTCACATAAACCAATATCAATTGCTGCAGCATGTATTTTATTATGTATTCAACAATATGATATATCAAATATTGAAAAACGTCAAATCTCAGAAATATTAGGTATTTCAGAAGTAACAATATCTAAAGCATATGAAAAAATCGAACAAAATAAAGATTTAATTTTCAATGACAAAAAAGTCACGAATTTTTTGAAACAACAAGATATTCACCAATCAAATTTATTAATTCCAAATAAATTTTTAAAACGATTAGAAGTTATCAAACAAATCGAACCAACACAATTTACGAGTGTTACAAAAATACAAGTCAATAAATTTTTGAATTGTAATATTGTAGAACATATGATTCAAACAACGCAAAATTGTTTGGAATATACAAAAAATAGTAAAGCAAAATCACATAGTTATGATTGAGTTTTTTATTTATATTGATTCAAAAAAAAAATAAAATTTTATTTAATTCTATAATTATGATGTTAAAAATATTATAATTCTAATAATGAATACGTTTAATGAATTCGGTTCAGTCTTTACAGATTATGAACATTAAAAATATTTTTTTATATTACTGAAAAAATATTTTGTATCTATAGAAGTTACAAAAATACAAAATAAGCGCACTAATATTTTTTGAAACTATATACTAAACGTTTTTTTAATATACAGAAATTTTTTAATATACAGGTGTGTTTCTTTTCAAAAAAAATTATATAGTAAAACTGTATATATAATTAAATGCCAGGAAAAGCAGCAGTTAAAAAGACAGTAGATAATGCTCCAGCCCCTAAAGCACCAAGAGCAAAGAAAGCACCTAAAGAAGTTCCAGTCGTAGCACCAGTAGCCGTTGTCGAACCAACTCCAGTTGTTGAAGTAGCACCTGTACCCGTTGTTGAATCAACACCAGTTGTTGCTGATGCACCAGTACCAGTTGTTGAAGAACCAGCCAAGAAAGCACCAGCCAAGAAGAGAGCCAAGGCAGTTAAGAAAGCAGTTAAGGCGAAGAGAGTAACTAAAGCCAAGAAACCAAAGGCAGCGAAGAAAGTAGCAAAGAAGAAGGTTAAAGTAAGCAAGAAGGAAACAACTGATATTAAACTTGCTGACGAACACAATGACAGATACTTCAAACTACTATATGATGGAGAAACTCCAATGGGACGTTTCTCTGGAAAGAAACCAAAACAAGCAGCCAACAAGGCACTAACCTCCATAATCAAGACTCTTGAAAAATCAGGCAAACCAATTGTCAACGTTGATATTCGTTTTGCCCTCCAAGAATGCACACGCTGGAACAAGAAGAAGTTCAAAATCGAGAACGGAGAGAAAACTGCAAAGAAATACAACTACCTTGGTCGCAGAGAACTCCTAAAGGATGAAGTCATTGTTGATCATGTCCAAAAGGAAGTAACTGAAGCTGATGTAAAGAAGGGTAAGATGCTCAAGGAAGTTCCTCTCAAGGATGGAGTTGTTAAATTCTACCTCGAGCATCCAACTGAGATGGTTAAAGTACAAGAAGGTGGAGCAACTGTAGAACAACCCAGAAGATTCATTGTCAAGAAGACAAAGGATGGCAAGTTCCAACTAATTAATGAAATTCATTATAAGTTCACCAACAAAGTCCAAAAATTCAAGGAAGAGAAAGTTGCAGCTCCACTCTAAAATAATTTAAAATTTTCTTTTATAATAATATTATTTAATAATATTATAACATGCTGAATACAAAAGTTAATGTTGATGATAATGAACAAATTCATTCTAATATTTCTCCAAAACAAAATATAGAATTCCAACCTAATATTATTACACAAAATAATATGAACGTGATACCAACACAAGAAATACTTCAAGATAATGTGAAAACTAATATTCCATTTTTGGAATTTTCATTACAGTATCCACAACCATTTGGTAATATCAAAATTAAATTAACACATAATAATCAATTTATTTTTTCAAATAATAATAACGATTTTATTGGACAATTTGAAATGAATGATGTTTTCTCTTTGATTAAAAATACACAAAATAATATTGATGCGAAATCCAAACAATTAATTGAGATGACAATTCTTTCATCTATTAATGGAAATTTCAAAATAAATACAACATCTCCATTTATGAATGATATTGATTTATTAATTGAATTAAATAAAATTTCACAAAAATATGAAGAAACTATTTCACAAACAGATGATAATAAAATTGTGCGTCGTTTTATTTGTATGCTTATTGAACATACACTTAATACAATATCAATTGTTAGTAAAAAATTAAAAGATACTCAATATGATAAACTCAAAAATAAATTAATGCGTTATAGCACCGGTTTAGTTTATAAATTAACTTATTATATTCAACTTTCGCTTGTTACTTCAGAGAAACAATATTTAGATCTTAAAAATACGATTGAACAAATACAAACTATCGAAAATAAACTTGAACAGAAAATCACATCTTTAGAACAAGATGCTAATAAAAAAATTTAAAATGGAATTTTTGCCATACAATCGGGACACAATCCATTATTACGGGTATGTGATGGCATATCGTTCTTGCAGTTATTGCAATACGCACGAGTTCTTTTGTTCTCATGGTTTATTTCAGCCATCGTTGCTTTGACTGAAATCTCTTGAGCCATATCAGCATAAGTTCCCTTATGTGATATTTCTTGATCCATAATATTGGGAATAATATGGGATGGCACAATGCGAATTTGTGGAGTGACTACCATAACATGGTGTTGTGGTAGATATGTCATTCCATAATGCTGCTGAACTTGGAATGTCGGCTGAACATACCTCATTGGTAGAAATCCAGTGTTATTTAAAACAACGTGATAGGCAAACATTTTAGTTTGATTAAGCGTATTTGATTATCTTTCTTGAATAATAACTATATAATTCAAAGTTATCAATGAATTATATTTTTCAATTTTTTTTATTATCAATCAATATATTATTATGGATAAGCAACATAACGATATGAATTTATTACTTTATAAAAGACTCTTTTTTGAAATTAAAATATTACGCGAATCCTTACAACATATATTAAATGATACAATTCAAGATATTCAAACAAATAAACAAATAATTAAAAATTTACAAGAAAAATTTTATATAATATCAAATAATTTGTATCAAGTGTAAATATATAGGATGACGGATATTTCAGTATATAAATTACATGAAAATGACGTTGATTTAATAATACCAAATTTATGGTTAGGTAATAAACAAGCAGCATTAGATGAAGATTTTATTAAAAATAATAATATAAAACATGTTGTTAATGTTACAGATGGTATTCATTGCCCTTTTTCTTTTGTAACATATCTTCATATTCCAATTAAAGATAAGAAAATGTGTGATATACAATCCAAAGATGCCATGATACAATATATTGATGTTGCTATGAAATTTATATTAAGAGCATTACAAAATAATGAAGGTGTTCTTGTTCATTGTCGCAAAGGTCATCACCGTTCTGCTAATATTGTTGTCATATTCTTAATGAAATATTTGAAATTTGGATATATACCATCCATTATTTATATTAATAATATTCGTCCATATGCTTTAAGAAGAAAAACATGCATTAATAAATGGTTATTGAATTATTACCAAAATGAAATTATTTCATAAAAAAAAGATTTTATTAATTTTAGAAATTAATAAAAAAATTACATATAGCTGAAAACTCTCGATGGTTTAATAATAATAGCATTTACATTTTCTTCAATATTTTCTTTCATGTTATCATTGGAAGTATCAGAGTAATCATCTGAATATTCATTATTATTTTCTGCATTATGTTTCATAGCCCTAATAAATTCATTACTACACGGAAATAAATCTGCGGTAGCATCAAAATTTCTCCAATACATGTATTCTTCATAATCATCATAATCTGGCTCACGAATAGGTGGGAGGGGGTGATTATTTTCCATTTCTGATTCGTCATCAGATAAATAATCGGTGTCCATATCAGTATTATATTCATTATTAATTGACATATTTTCTACTTCTTTAATCAAACATTTGATATTTGATTTGCCATAGTGGGGACGTAATTCTAGTTGAATATCTCCTGTAGTTTGTTGGGAATTCATATTATCAATATCTTGTTAATAATTTTATATCTTTATATACTCCTTAAGATTTCATAATTTCAATTTTTTCCACACTCTCATCAGTTACTAATGATGATGTAATACTATTACACATTTCATTTATTTCATCAATTTTAGTATTATATTCATCATCAGTAGCATTTTGTGTAGTATCAATCCATTGTAATATTTCATTCAATTTAGTATCTAAATTATGCATATTATCTTCATCAATTGCTATCATATTTGATGATAAACAATTTTGTAAAGAGGTACATAATGTTATTAATTCATTTCTAGAATTCTTTTCTTCAGGTAAATATTCGATGTATCTGTTACACATTTCAGTTAATTCATTCATTTTTTGCTGATATTCATTTAATGTTATTTTTTGTTGTACATGAATCCAAATTAAAACATCTTCAATATAATCTTTAATTTCATTCTTAATAGTTTCGTGTAAAAATACATCCATGTGTCCCAAAATTTCTAATGTATTATGACATGTTTCGATTAATAAATCACGTGTTCTGCGCAATTCATTAAGCATGTCTTCATTAACATTTTCATCATACCCAAACTCATTGGCTACAATTTTAACGTATGTTTTTTCTTCATCATCTTCATTTTGAAATACACTGGTACCATTTGTTTTGGTTTGTTCATAACATATTTTTTTATTAATATTTTCATCATCAATTTGTGTAATTAAAATACAGTAATTTGCTTTCAATCTTTTAATTTCTCGTGTATAAATTTCATCATCAATTTCATCATATTTATTTTTTAATAATTCTAATATTTGATTAACATCATCTTTAATATCTTTCATTTCTTGTTCTGGTAATTTTGTTTCTCTAAAATCTAAATTTTTGATAATATTCTCACATAACCCACTTAATTCATGATGCATTCTTTTTTTCTTTTTAATTAATTTATCATTTTCTTCATAATTTTTAGCATTTTCAACTAATTTTTCAATCTCATCATTTGATAATCTTCCTCGATTACCATTTATTCTAATTGTATTAACATTATTTCTTCGCAAATCTTCAGCTGATACTATAATCATACCATCCATATCAACTGAAAAAGTAACCTCTATTTTATGATAACCTCTTGGTGCTGATGATAATCCTGACAATTCAAATTCTCCAACATAAAAATTATCTCTTGTTAATTTCCTTTCACCCTCATAAACTTTTATCATCACAGCTGTTTCATTTGATGTATCATTTGTAAATGTTTTTTTCTCATAACATGGAATAATTGTTCCTCTTGGAATCATTATACTCATAACTCCCCCAATAGTTTCAATTCCTAATGATAATGCTGTTGTATCTAATAAGGTGATTGAATCTGAAAAGGGATCATTTTTATGAACTAAAATATGTCCTTGTATGGCAGCTCCAACAGATACAATTTCATCTGGATTAATAGCACTATTGGGACATTTATTGAAAAATCTTTGTATATCTTCTCTAATAGATGGCACTCTCGTCATTCCACCAACTAAAATAATTTCAGTTATATCTTCTTTTTTAATTTCGCAATTTGATAAAATATCTGATAATGGTTGTAAACATAACATTCTTAAATCATTACATATATCATTAAATTTTGTTCTGGTTAAATTAACTATTAAATTTTCACCATTAAAAAAATTTATTACTCCAATTGTAGTTTGTGCTGTTGATGATAAAACTTTCTTCGCATTTTCACAAGCTTTCCTTAATTTTTGTGATGCTTCTGCTGTTATTATAGTTTCATCAAAATTAATATGATTTGTTTTGAAAACATTAATACAATATTCAAATATTCTATTATCAAAATCTACTCCACCAAGATGAGTATTACCAGCTGAACCGATAACTTCAAATATTCCATCATTAATTGTTAATAATGATACATCTAATGTTCCTCCTCCCAAATCATATACAA